TACCTTATGATTGCTGACCTTATGGAAAAACATTTTGAAAAATAAAGTGCTCCGAAGGAGAGCTGAAACCTCTCGCCTCGGAGCCGTAAACCACTAAACCAACCTTAGCGGATTACAGGACAATCATAACATTTCTTCCTGTATTTCGCAAGAGAACAGGAGGATTTTTTATGAAGAAAACCGAGGATAAAAAAGTTACAAATTTTGAAGAGTTCGAAACTTTCTATGCAGTTGAAGTTGTAAGAGATTCGAAAAAGCAGACTCACAAATGGTTCTGTGCATGGATTGTAACCATGATTGCATTAATTTTTTCAAACGCTGCATGGATGTTTATCAAGTAAGAAAGGAGGAAAGACTGTGGCAATTAGATATACCACAGAAGAAAAGAAATACATTCTTTTAAAAGGAAATATTGCAAAAAGAATGGAAGCCGAACGAGTAAGTGATGCTCAGATGGCAGCAGTAACAGGAATGGCTGAAAACACTTTCCGTAAAAAGCGAAATAAGCCAGAAACATTCACGTATCCGGAACTGCGGCATATTTTTATTCGATTGAACTTCCCTAACGAGGAAATATTGGAGGCTTTGACATGAAAGATTGGATAGACTCCATTCTGATTGGAGGGATAGCAACGTATCTTCCGTTCTGGATCTGGGACAACAGCCGTGACCAGATCATGGGAGCGTTGGGACTGATCGGAGTTGTGTACATAGCAAGGACGTGGAAAGAATGGACATGCTAGACGTGCCAACTAAAAAAGGATCCTCAGAGCTGCAACTCAAATAAGGATCCAAGACAATATATTTCTTCTCCATTGTAGAAGGAAAGAAACCAAAAGTCAATACAAGGAGGAAATTATGAACGAAGAGAAAATCAGAGAAATATTTGATTTGTGTCTGAGAGTTTCAAGTGAAACAACGGCGCATGTGAATTTTGACTATACGGCGTGTGACGACATATCCAGAGTTTATATTTATGTATTTAATGATGCAGGGGAGATCGTAAAGCATTTTTCAGTGTGCCAGTTTTACGAGTTTCCGTCCGAAGCTGGAAGTTTTGAGGGTGCGAAGAAATACCTTTTGGAACTGCTTATCAACGGGAGGTGTCCGCTATGAACTTCACTGGCAACGGAGATATAAAGGATGAATACCTGGAAATCATTACGCATAGACATTCCGGGCCAATAAAAAGACAAGCAAGCAACTATAGATTAGTAGAAAGAGAGGGAAATAAGAATGAATCTGTACGAAATCGAAAATGAAATCCTTAATTGCGTAGATATGGAAACAGGGGAAATCGTAGATATCAAAAAGCTTGAATCTCTACAGATGGAAAGAGACCAGAAAATCGAGAACATCGGTTGCTGGATCAAGAATCTTTTGTCAGATGCAGAAGCACTGAAATCTGAAAAAGAAAATCTTGCCAAGAGGCAGAAAGTCGCAGAAAGCAAAGCGGCATCACTGAAAGAGTATCTTTCCCGATATCTGGATGGTGAAAAGTTTAAGTCTGCAAGAGTAGCAATTTCTTTTAGAAGTGGTAGCTCCGTGGATATTGCGGAGGGTGCATCTGTCCCAGAAGAATATCTTAAGTATTCAGAGCCTAAGCCGGACAAGGTCGGTCTGAAGGCAGCACTGAAAGCCGGAGAAAAGTTTCCGGGAATTACTCTGATAACTTCGCAGAATATCCAGATCAAGTAGGAGAGGCTTATGGAAAATCTTGAGTTATATAACAAGGTTCGGGAAGTTCCTAAAGATGCCCAAAGAGCTATTACGGCAGGACGGTTGAAAGGTTTTACAGACATCAACCCGATGTGGCGCATCAAGCGCTTGACGGAGCAGTTCGGCCCCTGCGGTCTTGGCTGGTATTACAAAACAGTTGAGAAATGGATGGAGACTGTTGGTGATGAGATATGTGTTTTCGTGGCGATTGAACTGTACGTAAAATACGAGGGCGAGTGGTCACAGGCAATTCCCGGAACCGGCGGCAGTAAGTTGGCGACAAAAGAACGGAACGGAGTCTATGTATCTGATGAGTGTTACAAAATGGCAACCACGGATGCATTGTCAGTGGCATGCAAGAATCTTGGTATTGGTGCAGATATCTATTGGAATGAAACCAAGACCAAGTATGATCAGCATAATAATCCTGGATCGGAGATTTCAGATGCGGATATATCAGCATTACGTTCGTTCATGAATAAGAATGGACTGAGTGAAAAGAAAGTTCTTGAGAAATATCGTCTTACCTCTGTCAACCATCTGACGATAGGAAATATCAAGGCGATAACGGATCCAAAAAACATAGATTATTTCAAGCAGAATTGTGGTGCTTAAATGGAATTCACAGGAAAGATTAAATCGTTAGCAAAAGATCTTGTGACAGATAAGTGGAATCTTCAGATAGAACTGAATGAGGATGCACGAGATGCTGGCGAACTGGCAAAACTTGATAAGCTAGATGTTCGCCTTAAACAGCACAGAGATAAGCGTTCACTGGACGCAAATGCATATTACTGGGTATTACTCACTAAGCTTGCCAGGGTGCATGGATGGACGAATGACGAAGCTCACAACCGGATTTTGCGTCGTTACGGACAGATAGAGCATGTTGATGGAAACCTGATAGCTGTTTATCTTCCAGATACTGAAGAGACAGAAAACGATGTATTGAGCAAGGTTGAGTATCATCTGAAACCACTTCCAAAAACGGTAGTAACAAGAGATGGAGAAATAAAAAGAGTGTATATACTTCTCCGTGGATCCAGTACATATGACACAGAGGAGATGGCACGCTTGATTAGTGGATTGATTCAAGATTGCAGGGATTCTGGAATACCAGACGGCGAGATTATGACGCCATTTGAGAAACGAAAGCTTTTTGAGCAGTATGGGATAGGTGGTGTAAATGAACAAAAGAACAAAAGCGTTACAGTTTGATGCAAAAACGCGCAAAAGAATTCTCGATAGAGATCACGGCTGCATATTTTGCCAGATTGGTTTTTATATGCATTCTTCATCCGATTTCCAATATAAGCAGCTTGATATTATGCATATTGTCAACCGATCACAGGGTGGACTTGGAATCGAACAGAATGGAGTTACCGGATGTAGATACCACCATCAGCTCCTAGATAATGGAGTAAAAGGTTTACGACCAGATATGCTGGCATATATCGAAAAATACATGAGTTGTATCTATCCCGGATGGAATCCAAAAGAGCTTATATATAAAAAATACGGGTGCAACTAAAATTCATATAGATATATCACACGATTTTCCCTCAGGGAGTGGCCTGTTATAACTTCCTGAGGGGGAAAGGAGACGCATGAATAGTAGAAGTAAAGGGGCTGTCGGAGAAAGAGAAGTAGCCGGTATCCTTCGCGGGTATGGTTACAAGGCAAGAAGAGGGCAGCAGTATTGTGGGTCCAACGGAGATGCGGATGTAGTTGGTCTTCCTGGAATTCACATTGAAGTGAAGAGAAGAGAAAAACTAAATATATATGAGGCTGTAGATCAGTCGAAGAGGGATCGGAAACCGGATGAACTTCCGGCGGTTTTCCACAGGAAGAACCATTGTGAATGGCTGGTTACGATGCCGTTTGATGAATGGATGAAGATATACAGGGAATGGGAGGCTGGTTATGGACTACGTGAAGATCAGCAGAAAAATCCTTGATTGGGAATGGTACACGGACATCAATACGAAGGTACTGTTCCTGCATATCCTGTTAAAGGCAAACTGGAAGCCGAGCCGCTTCCAGGGAACAGAAGTGCCGAGAGGCTCACTGGTTACTTCGCAGCAGAATATGGCGGCAGAAACAGGACTCACAATAAAGAACGTGAGAACTGCACTGAAACATCTGGAAAATACCGGAGAGGTGGCAGTCAGCCGGCACCCTAAATTTAGCGTAATTACAGTAAAAAACTACAATCAGTATCAGTCAAGTGGCAGTCAAATGGCAGTCGATGGGCAGTCAGATGGCAGTCGATGGGCAACAATAGAAGAAGGGAAGAAGGAAAGAAAGGAAGAATATAATAAATCTCCTAAAGGAGATTATGAGAGTGGAACTCCTGAAAACAGCATTTATGCCACGATTCGTGAATTATACAATTCCGTTTGTGGGTCGTATCCCCGCCTGGTAAAGATGTCTGAAGCAAGGAAGAAAGCTATTAATGCCAGAATAAGAGCAGGTTACACTCGCGAGGACTTCCGGATTTTGTTTGAAAAAGCAGAGGCTTCTGAGTTCCTAAAAGGTGCAAACAAGCGCAATTGGCGGGCAACATTCGACTGGCTGATCAGCGATACCAACATGGCTAAGGTCCTTGACGGAAACTATGATGCGAGAAAAGAGGCGGTAAAAGATGAACCAGAACCAACTAACTCAGTCAGATTATGGTGAGTGTCCTGTGTGCCATGGGACTGGATGGGAGACATATTATGCCACGGTCTATGATTACGGACTTCCAGAAGAAATTCAATATGCTCGCAGATGTCCAAAGTGCAAAGGTGGTTATAGAGCGCAGGACCGTACCGGAGTACCAAAAGAGTACCATGAGGCAGATCTTGGCAAGTTCGATTTTGATATTTACCAGAGAGACATGAGTAAACTGAGAGACTTGTGCACCACCTTTCTGAACCATTTCCAGAAGTGGGAAATGGCAGGAAAGGGACTGTATCTGTGGAGTAAGACACCGGGAAGTGGAAAAACCTTTTTGGCGTGCTGCCTGGCAAAATCGGTGATGATGAAATACGATCTGCAAATGCGTTTCGTGACTGCACCTGACTACATAAGTGCTGTTGGTGACAGCTACAAGCGCGATCGCGGAGAAGAGGATCTCAGTCAGGTATACCGGGATTGCAAACTTCTTGTTCTGGATGATATCGGCGCACAGGCAGACAAGGAATGGCAACGGCAGGAAATGTTCCGTCTGATCAACAAGCGTATGGAGGACGGAAACATTACAATTTACACTTCCAACATGAGCACCGATAATCTGAATGTGGACACCAGGACCAGAGACCGGATCATCAAGACCTGTGTAGAGTTACAGATGCCGGAGGAAGGCATTCGAAAGAAAAAAGCAGCAGGAGAACAGAGACAGTTCCTTGCGAGCATAATGGGATAGAGGAGAGAAGATGGTTAAGCAGATACTTACAAGAATTAAAGATGAGTTAAAGGCAATGCAGTAGTCCAGAGTTTTGGAAGACAATAAAAGAATTTTACGATGTAAAAAATGATGATGAATATTTTGATGCATTACATAAAGAAATTGAGCATTTATATGAAATCTATCCAGACAGTTTGGCAAGGTATCTGTCTTTAGCACTCTATAAATGGGCGGAAGATGTGTCAACAGGGAAATGTAAAATATAAGAAGCACGGAAAAGAATGTCGTATAAACACAGCAATGGCGTGGCTTGGCGAGGAAGTGCGGAGGAATTGCTACGAAAGGTTCTGAAATGATGTGCATGGCTGTGGCATAGCCATGAAGCGAGGAGCGGTGCAGAGGCATGGAGGCGAATAGCTATGCGAGGAAAAGCAAAGATGCGCGATGGAACTGAATAGTATAGGTCAGCCAGGGAGAAGAGTAGTACGGCAATGTAAGAAAACTATAAAAATTACAAGGAGAATAGCAGAATGAAAGAATTAAAAGTAAGATTGACATTTTTGGAAGAAATTTTAGGAACAGCAAGTGCAGACCCGGAGATTCACGAAACGTTTATCGCTTCGAATGCGCCAGACGCACCAACAAGAAAAGAAGAGATTGAAGCAATCGGAATTGAAGAAGTGGTTGAGAAATCCATGACCGTATTCCCGAGAGATAACGGCGTACCGATTTACTGGGATTACCAGATTAAGGGCTTTTTCAAAGATGCTTGTGGAATGCTGAGAAAGGTAACTGGTTCAAAATCTTCAAAAATCAAGGCTTACAAAAAAGAAATTGACGGTCTAATTTTCGTTGAAGAACGCAAAATTCCAATTCATTTTGAAGGTGAAATAGGAACTTGCCAGAGGCCACTGAGAGGACAAACACCGCAGGGTGAAAGAATTGCACTGGCAAATAGTGAGACAATACCTGCCGGAAGTTGGATTGAGTTCACAATCAAGTGTTTATGCGATAGCCATGAAGCAGCAGTCAGAGAATGGCTTGACTATGGAGAACTGAGAGGCATCGGACAGTGGCGTAATTCAGGTAAGGGCCGCTTCAAATGGGAAGAAATATAAAAGCATGACAGGAGTGATGGGAATGCCATATAACACAGCAAGAAAGTATTATGAAGGTATCCAGACAAGGAAAGATGTATATCTGTACATCATAAGATACTTGAAAGAGCATGATTATCCGCCAAGCATTCCAGACATCGCAGCAGGGCTGAGCATATCTAACCATACCGTGCAGAATCATTTCGGTGAATTACTGGAATGTGGATTGCTTGCGACAGACAACCCTGGTGCGCCACGAGCGTACCGAGTGACAGGATACAAGTTCAGAAAGGTGAAAGAAAAATGAGTAGCAAGTTAAAAGTCAAGAAAAAGACCAGATTTCCTGTTCAGACTCCTAATCAGGCGGCTCAGGCGTTCGGGCGTTCAATGCAGATCTGTTATAGACAGATAAAAGACGTAGAGCAGCAAGCCTACGAGGATGGATTCACTGTTGGTGAAGATTGGAGTAACACAATCAACACTGTCACAACCATGATGGCTCTGAGACGCTTATATGGCTTTTCCACGAAGCGTTTACTCACAGTCGTACAAACTGCCAATAAGTACGTTGAAATGGCAAATGAGGGCAAAATGAGCGTTCTGAGTATGATGCAGGACATTGAAAAGAACACAGATGTAAGATTTGACGAGATGAATAAGAATCTGGTTAAGAAGATGGGAGTATAAAATCATGTACTAACTGCACAATAGCGTGCCAGTTGCTTACATGAGGAAAGTGAGGATGGAAATAAAAAATAATAATTATACTTCATTTTTCAAAACGAAACCAAAGAAAGTAGAGAGATACATTCGTTGCAGAAAATGTGGCGGAAACATGGAATGGGTTGAGTACTATCCACCACAAATCAAATGCCCGAAGTGTGGATATACGGTACATCCAAAACCTTATGAGCCAGATTGTATCAAACTGCCAGAAACATTTGAAGAATATTATGAATTATACGAGAAAGTGAGGACACAAAATGAAATTATTTAAAACAGTAGATGAAAAATTAGCGGAAATTGGATTTACAAAAGTTGAAGAAGATAAATACGGATGTGAGTATGAGAGAAAAGATAAGAAATATGGATATACACAGATCGTATATATTTTACATAAAAAATCCGGAAGGCACATCTTACAGTCTTATGATCCAGATTTAGGAGATAGCAAAGGAATCGGAAATACTTGTGTTGGTCTTACAGGGTATGAAATGAAATTGTTTATCAAAAAGATGAAACAATTAAAGATGTATTCAGGTAAGGAGGACGCAAAATGTTAATCAGAAGTCAGGATAAAACAGTAATAGTAAATATTGATAATGTTTTCAGTATTGCAATTCGAAATATTAATGGAGCGGCAGCAATATATATCGGAAGTCAAGGCACTTGTTGCGATATGGGCGAATATTCCACCAAAGCGAAAGCCATGAAAGTATTGGATATGATTCAGGAAGCATATGTAAACGGACATATAGA